TTATTAATACTTATATGAAAATTTCACACTTTCCAAATAATCTTCCAACTAACAATAATCTAGTTTACCCGCAGGTACTTAGTGCTATAAAGAAAACAGATGAGTTAGTTGAAAATAATATGAACGCAGATGCTGCTTTTATATGGAGTGTTCTTTGGTTTGGACGTATGTCTGATAACAAAAGAATATGGGACCATTATAGAGCACAAAACAAACCCGTAATAGTTATTGAAGTGGGCGGATTAATAAGAAACAAAACTTGGAAACTTGGTATTAATGGGATTAATAGAGATGCAGAATTTGCTATTGATCAGGGCTATGATGATAGTAGACTAAAATTATTTGGTTTAAATTCAGTTGCTAATTGGCGCGAGGACGGTGAATATATAGTTGTGGCGGGACAACATGCACATAGTTTACAATGGAAACATATGCCCGACATGGAAACTTACTACAAGCAAACTGTAGGAGAAATTCGTATGCACACAAATAAACCTATTGTATTACGCAGCCACCCTAGGTTTAGAGAAAATGTGCATTTTCCTGTCACAGATTCTAAATGGTTTAAGCAACAAGATTGTGAGTGGAACATAGCTAAGCAAGTGCATAACACTTATGATAGCTTTGATTTTACAGATCAACTAAAGCACACTTATTGCACTTACAGTCATAGTGGCAATGCGGGATTAACTAGCGTAATAAATGGGGTGCCAGCAGTGGTTAGCAAGCACAGTTTAGCATATGATGTTGGCAGTTCAAGTATTGACAAACTCAAACGAGCAGACAGACATGACTGGTTATGCCGTATGAGTTATATTGAGTGGTTTGCTGATGAAATTGAAGTGCAGTGGAAAAGAATACGGGCTAAGCTTTAACTATGATATCTATAATCATATACTTCGCCGTCTAACCATGTGGTTACCAAACTATTGTCAGTAAGATATCCTTTGGCAGAAATTATCTCAGACATGTTGTCAGTAAACACATCTTTTTCTAATAAATCATACCAACTGCTACTATAATCAAACGGGTCTCTATTTTTATATGTGGCTATTTGTATGATATCTTCGTAAGGGTTCTTCTTAAAATACCCATCCTTGCAATCAAATCCATTTAACGCGAGCAAATAAATTAACTGGGTCATAGTAAAAGTATTATAATATTGACTCAGAGTATAATTATAAAACTTTCCGTATATTACACTTATTGTACTTGGCACGCAAATATAAAGCATACTGTTAATACTCATTTGATTGCTGATAGCACCTAGTAATTTTAAAGGACTGTGTGCATATTGTAATACGTCGTGGCACCATATCACATCAAACTTTCTATTACTAAACGGAAGTCTGTCTGTGCTATTAAAATCATGCTTAACAAAATAAATATTTTCGTGTAGGCTTTCTTTGCAAGTTGGCTCGATAATATCTAAGCCAACACACTTAATATTAAGAGGTTGGGGATTTTTTAAATCCCCGTCGGTTATATTTGCCCACCAATTTAAGTCCCGGCAATCACCGCACCCCAAATCTAACAGATTACTTATACTACACTTAAAATCAATAAAGCCATCCAAAATGTTTAATGTTTCTAAACTATGCTGGTGGCTTTCTTTTGGTGTTGAGAACATTTTATACAGAAACGTCCTCCATTCCCGCCGTTCTTAGCTTCACCACGTGGCCGGCCATCCATTGCTTACTATCTAACCCCTTCATTATGCCGAGCCACTTATTTCTTAATAGTGCAACTTCATTAATTATTGTTTCAAAATTAACTACTTCGTCTTCTCCGTCTACGTATTTTTCTGCATCACGACTAGTAAGAGCTCTTGCATAATTTTCAAGGTACTTAACAAAATGCTTGCGACGTATTTTACGTAATTGTATATTTAAATGGTTAAGCACCGCTTCTACTTCTTGTAATTGATTAAAGCGTATCTCTGTAATACCAGGAAGTGCAGTAATGTTTTTTTCAACATTACCGTAAAGCCCAACATCTTTGCGAGCTTCTAGAAGTTCATTTTCAAAGTAGCTAATAAAAGCAGGTATATTACTTAAATCTTCTGTAATTTTACTGTACCAGGTCATTGCGAATCCTATTGCCAGTCATCGTCACTATAGTAGTTCTCTATATCGTCATCAACATACACATACTCCTCCAATGCTTTATCTAAGTATTTGTCAATTCCTTTTAATTCTTCTACTGTTTCGTCCGCTAATCCTCGGTCAACAATTGTTGACATTAAATGGTCCATTGCTTGTTGTTTATCCTTAATATATTCTTTAAGTATACACCAAACTTCTGCTAAGAGCTCCGCCTCGTTCATGTATTTTCGTTCCCTCCTACTCTTCGTTATCAACAACCTCCTTTTCGGTTGTATCATCGGAGTTACTTATCAAACCTAAAGAAACTTCTTGCATCACAATTTCAAGTTTGTCGTTTGTCCACTTTTTCCTAAACTCTATTATTTCGTCTCCCGTAGTAGTAATGTATTTTAAACGGTTGCCTTGCTTAACTAGTAAACCTTGTTTTTCAAACATATCAATTAACCCACTATATGGATCCATTCCTGTAGTCCATGGAATCTTAACTTGCACGCCCTCAAATGGTTTTGCGTAACGTGTTTTCATAACCTTGCAGGCAGCTCTAATGCCACTTACATCACCTATCTTATTACCATCCTTGTCCTCTTTAAGTTTGAGCTTTTTCATAGCAATAACAATACTGCTTGCATAGATGAACCCCTGCCCCCCGCTAATTTTATCATCGGGGTTAAACATATCTTGACTTGCATACGTATGATTGGTACATACCATACCAACATTATAACTGCCGAACATATTCACACAATTACGAACTAGTGCAGTTAACGACTTAGCTTTTCGGCCGAGATCGCCTTTCATATCACCTCTTTCAAATTGATCCACATCTGTAGGTGTAAGCAACATGCCTAAGCTATCAACAACAAACAGTACCTTAGGTCGATCTTCCTCTGCCATTGTTTTATAGTCTTTCATAAATGTGCTAATAGTTTTAGCAACATCATCAACCATGCTCATACTAAGTTTAAGTAATTTATCTTCACTAGTGTCTACGCCCAGGGCTTGTAACCACGTTTCATCAAGTGCATTTTCACTATCAATTAACACTACAAAAATATCTTGTTCTTGCGCTGATCTTACAACATTAGCACTAGCAAAATAACTTTTTCCTGCGCCCGGCTCTCCAGCAAAAATACTAACCTTACCTAACGGAACACCTTTATAAAAGTCTCCAGAGATGAGGTAATTCAGTGCGTAGTTTCCTGTTGAAATCCAATCAGTTGGATCATGGAATCCTAAACCAAGTCCATCGATTGATTTTGTTAAATCTTTTCTAAAACGCGAGACATCGAAAGGTTTTCCCATTGCTTTTTTCCTTTAATTAGATAATCATAAAAAGATTGGGGAAGGGATCCCTTCCCCAACTCTAATTATATTATGCCTTTTGTCTTGAACGAATCATCGCCAAAATATCTTCTGCCGACTTTCCGCTAGTCTCTGTTTTTGGCGTTTCAACTGGTGTTGCTTCTGGTTTTACTTCTGTTACAGTTTCTTCTTTAACAGTAGTTTCCGCTTTGGGCGTTACTGGTGTAAAAGAAGACTTGTTTGGTACGTCAACACCATATGGGCGGTAATACTGTGCAAACTTCTCTGCGTCATAAGCTTCCCCATCAACACTAGATTCAAACATAGCCTTAATAACTCCAAGCGCAACCTCGTCGGGTTTCTTAGGCAAGTAATCACCAAGATTAAACAATCCATATGTATCAATGGCCGCCTTTTGGACCTCAGTTAATGCCGACTCCTTCCGAGCCCATTTTGAAGTTGAGTAATCCGCATACTGACCTTTTGTGGTCTTAGTTACACGAAAGTCCAGACCGTTTTCGTAGTCTGTCGGTAGTTCCTGAATCTCCGGGTCCATAAGTGCATCCTTAATAAGTGTAAAGATGCTTGGTGAAATTACAAACCGACGAATTGGATTTTCAGGAGTGTTGTCCTCATTTAGTGGATTATCGGTAACAAAGCCTTGGAAAACATACGACCGTTTCTTCCAATACTTCCGGCCCATTTCTTCAAGTGAAGGGTCCTTAAACCATGTCCGAGCCTCAGTAAGAACTGGGCAAGGGTCGTTCCACATTTCCACGCAAGGAACCTGAACTACTACAGGCTTGCTGCTCATATCCCCTTTAACGCCACTAAAGGGTAAACGAATCATAAGACGTTCTACCCAGAAAAAGGTATTGTCTGTGTTGCCGTCAGGTAAGAACCTCAGCGTTGCTGTGGTGCCTTCTGGTATATTCCAATGTGGATAAATTGCGTTGTCGCCGCCGCTTGCACGCTCTGAACGAGCTTCCTGTGCCTTAAGTTTTTCACGTATTTCTGCTAAAGATGCCATTTTGCCTATCTCCTTTTATGCCTAATTTTAGCCTTTATGTATGTGCCTATACACACACTATATTATAGTATATGTTATTATATTTATCAGGTCAATAAAAAAATTTAGAATTTATTGATTTATTTTCACAAAAAACAGGGAGATTCCTCCCTGTTTTATATTATTTTAGTTCTATTCTAAGCCCGCCAAGTGTTTTAGTTTATCAATACTTTCATCATATTCGCCTGAACGATCCATTTCTTCACTTCTATAACGTTTTAGATCTTCGATTCCGATAATGCCGGGGTGTTTTGCTATGATCTCTTCATCACTTGCGCCGTCTTGAATCATATCTCTAACATCAAGATCAATGTCAGACATACTGCCCTCATCGAGTTCTGATTCTTCACCAACAACTTCCTCATCTTTTAATTCAGCAAGTTCAGCTTCAAGATTACTAATCATTTCCTTCCATTCGCTAATTTGCTGAGTGTTTGGCTCGACTCCGGATTCCTCACGTTCAATTTCAGTTTTGAGGTGTGCGATTTCTTTTTCTAAGTATGTCTCGTCACGTTCGGTAAGTTCTTCTCCATCTTGCTCTATATTTTCAGCTTCTTCTGGAGCATCAATGGCTATAGCACTATCAGCATTTTCACCATAGTCTAAGTTCTTAAGAGCGTCTACAACTTCGTCGCTTATTTTATAACGATGAGCATAATCATCAATCCACTGCTTAATAACCGGGCGGGCATCTGCGTCGGGCCCTTCATTGTCGAACGCTGCACCAAATGCATCAAAGAGCTCGTCGTCACCAATTAAACTGTACAAAGCAGCGGTTGCATCTTGTGCATTGTCTCCAACAGGAAAGGGTTGACTAACAAGTTTTTGCAGCTCGCTAACAGCATCTAAGTCATCTGGAATTGCCCAGGTGCCTTCTGCTATTTGATTTATTTGCGACTCGTAGTGATCGAACATATCTTTTTCGCTGTTGGCTGCCTCTACCTCTGTTTCTTCTTCAACGCTTTCATTTTTTATTTGCTTAATATACATATTAGCTAATGCAATAGCTTTTTTCATATTTAATGTAAAGTCGGGGTCATCTTCTTCTTGCCCAAACGGTACGCCAACACTTGATATTTTGTCTGCTATATTACCTGCAAATATTGAAACTTCGTCGTCTTTTGCTCTATCTGCGATGTCTAATAGAATAGCTGTAATCAGTGCTGATTTATCGGTAAACTTCATTCCGGTAACTGTGTCATCACCTGGTGCTAATTCAAGTGATTGTGGTAATTCAAAATCACGTTCTGACGTTTTGGCCCGATCCTCTATGTCCAAGCCAATTTCGCCGTAACCTGGTTTTTCAATACCACTTGCAATCTTTGTTCCTTCTAAGTCTTTAGTATCCTGCGACCATGATCCTATTTCCTTACCGTATTGGGTTGCGACCGAACTTTTAACATCACCTTCAACTTCTGCGCCTGCACTCTTAGCAGATCGTAACCACGTGTCATAATCATAAAACATGCCTTTTTTCTTTTCGTTTAATTTCATTGCACGCCCAACAGCAACTAAACTATCATTTAACCTGTCATCAAAAACTTCACGTGTTAACTGTTGCTTAATCTTGTTTACGTCGTTCTCGTCTACTTCAGTTATATTTGGCACAAAGTTTTCAAGGTAATTAGTATAGCCTCGTTGTCTACTAATACTTTGCAGTGTATTTTTAAGTCCATGGTAACGATCTCTTGCGGTTTCAATTATTTCTTGTGCGGCTTCTGCTATATAATCATCGCGCTTAACTGCGCGAACGAAATGCTTAAGATCTGTCATTTCTTTCATAATTTCACCAATGTGCTTACCGTGATCGTCGTTTGGCCACCCGCCATTACTAATATGTCTCGCCATTGCGCGAGCACCGGGCAAGTAATTATTCTCGAAACGAAAACGCTCACCGTGGTTATTCTCAATATAGATAGCCTTAATATTTCTTCCTCGTGATCCCATTTTTTCTTCGTCGACGGTGTTAGTATGCTGAACAATAATTTTTGCTCCATTTAAGTTTTGATAACTTTTTTGCTTACTTCCATATAGTTTGCTTTCCATGGCGAGTTCTTCCTCTGATTTGTTTCTATTAGTTAAAAATAAATAGTCTTTTTTGTCTAGTCTCTTTTTAGTAATGTTTTTTGTTTCGTAACTAAGCATGTTACGGTTAGCAAACCTGCTTACATCTTTAAGAAATGTATACCAACTTTTTCGTGCATCTTGTTCTGTTTCATCTAACATATGAGTGCTAAAATAAACTTTTAATGCACCCTCGTCTACTAGACTAATAACTACACTACCTAATTCTTTTCCTTTATGCTTGTAATCAAACTCAAAAAATGTTGCTTCTTGGGGTCGCAACGTCTCTACTCCGTCTTCTCGCCCTAACGTTAGGTTAGGAAAACGGCCTCTGAGTTTTTCAAAAAGATCTTCTGCTACTAAATTGCTCATTATAATGTATTTATTAAACGACTACAAAAGGCATAGGAGAGACGTCATGGTCAGTTGTGTCTCTGATTTGCAAGTCAAGCTCAGGAACATAATTCTTAAGTTCATTTGCTATGCGAACCGCTAAAACTGTGCTCATTACTAAATCGTCTGTTTCTCCTACCTTAGCTGAATAACTAGCGCCGTTTGCAATAAAGGTTTTGAGTTCACTTATAAGGTTTTTACTATTAATAGTCATTTTTCCTGTTTCAATTAATGTTTTTAATTTTGCACAGGTTGAAAGTTTAACACGCTGGGTTGTATTAAACCCTTTTCTAAATAATCTGCTATTGCCGTGCGAGTTTTTACTTTGGCTAAGGAACTCTCCAACATCTGCTATGCTAACTAATGCTGCTTCACCTAAAGTATTGTTTTCAACACTATAATAGATGTTGTTTTCTTCTTCTGTTTCTTCTTTTATGTAATTACAGATATTCATTAGTATTTGTATTTGCTGAGGTATGGGTGTTTTATTATGCTGCCATTCTGCTACTTGTTCCATACTAGGTGCTTCAAATACTTGTATTGCCGCTGGATCGCCGCCGGTGCCCAAACTAGGGTCTAATGCTACTATATAGCAATTATTTTGTGTTGGCTTCTTAAACCAACGCACAGTACCTTGCTTAAACAAAGTATCTCGTCCGCGCATATTGCTTAAAACCATACTATCAATTAATGTTTCGTCATAGATAAGAAATTCACAATCGTGCTCACGCCTAAAACGCTCTTCGCCAATACGACCTAGTTCTTCTTTTTTCCACTGGTCATCTCGATCTGGGTGTTCGTGCCAATAAGCGCGAAATGATTTAAAGCCATTTACGCCAATATCTGTCTCGTCGCCGTGCTCATCAATACACTTATTTGCGTCGCGCCATATAAGTGCGAACTGGTCTTCGTCGCTGTTAGGAGTGCTTGTTATAATTGCTTGCCCGCCCGTTGCTAATGTGGGCGAAATACTAGTCCAAAATTCTTTAGCAATACTCGGACGCACAAATGCAAACTCATCACAATACAACACACTAATACTTAGACCGCGGCCTGTGTTTTCTGTTGTTGCTTGCGCTATTATGCGTGAGCCATTTTCAAACTCAATGCTGCCTCTGTTATAACTTGTTACACCTGCGCGTATAAAGTTTGGGCACAATTCATATGCATATCTTATACGCTGCATAATTTCTTGAGCGCCGCTGTATTTGTGAGCAGCAATTAAGATAATACTGTCTGGAATAAACATAGCACGCCATAACAAATATCCAGATGCTGTGGTAGTCTTGCCCGTTTGTCTAGGCAAGAGATTGACATTAAACCTATAGTTGTGATAAGTGTGTAAAAGCTTCAATTGAAACGGGTATGCTTTATATAGTAATCGTCCTTTAATTGGATGTTGAATGTTAAAATAGTTTTCAAGGAAGTGAAAGACACCTGTTACAGGGTTTACACACTTCTCTAATTCATTAATTTGTTTTTCGGTAAAACGTTCTTGGCGATTTGCTTTCTTAATTATTACGCCATCGAGGCTACGGTTCATTTTAATATCTCATGTATTTTTTAGCATTACGGTATGTATTTCTACGACCTTTGTTGATATAAGCTAACTGAATGTCTGCTATAACGGCATCAATATTATGGTGCCAATAATTTAAAAACTTGTGTGTTCTCGGGAACTCGGGTAAACTATCGTTATATTGCCATACAAACTCTTGTATAATACTTGTATAATCAGGTATATAGTAATATACCTGTAATGTTGTTAGCGTATGCTTACTTAGTGTCATACACATACTTACCGGGCAGAAATAGAATGTAATAGCTTGTTATTACACCCTATAACTACACGGAATAGATCTAGCCCTGCTTAAGAATAGTAAATGCGCCGTACGCAATGCCGGCAAGGGCTACCCACTTAATAAATGGGCTCGCGATTAACGCACAAACACTGACAGCGATAACAACGCCACCGTCCCAACTTGTACGCTCAGCAAGACGGGCCTTACCCCAACTTACTAGTTTTGTAGCTTGTTCTATAATAACTGACATTAAATTAACTCCTTAGTTTCCTGTTTTATTATTAATTCGGTCATTGACAACGTTCCAATTGATTATCTTCCATATATTATTTAGATACTTCTCTTTATCGGGACCATAATCTGTGAACCAACTATGTTCCCACCAATCAATAAGCAGGGCAACGTTACTTACTACTTTATGATTTTGGATGGTCTTAATACTTCCACTAGTATTCATATAAACCCATCCAGATCCCTGAATGCTCATTGCCGCTTCAGTGAAACCTTCTTTAAAATTATCAAAAGAATCGTGTTTGTTTTCAATCAATTCCTTTGATGATTCGCTTGGATTATTAGCACCACCCGGTGCTTTTAGTTGTGGAAAAAATAGGTTATGCAAAAAAGCACCAGCAACTTGAAAATCTCCACCTTCACCCTTATTTGCCTTGTCGACATACGCTTTATGTAGCTTACCATAATGGTAATCTAACGCCTTCTTTGACATTACAGGAATTAAAGCTGTTCGCTTATAAGGTAATTTAGCCTGAGTATATTTGCCTTCCAGCAAAATTTGTTTCTGACCAGTTTGAATATAGTCAAGCCTGTCTAAAATAGTTCTTACATCCATTGCTCTATATTTATTGGAGGTTTTAAACAAAAATAAAGACTACTTTAACAAAGTAGCCTTTACTCAGGATAGTTTATATTATTGTGTGTCTACGTTCACTGTGCCAGCTGTGGCAGGTGATGCATCACTAATAGTATATTTAATGTTTGTTGTTGCACTATGCTGCACTGTTCTATTACGTAACTTAGTTACGTTTTTTGTAGCACCGCTGGCATCTTTGCAAGTAATTCTAAAAGTACCCACAGCGAGTGCGCCAGCAGCTACGTTAACAAGTGTTAACACTTCAGTTGTTGATCCATCACTAACTTTAAACTTGTTAGTTGATCTTTGACTAACAATATAGCCTGTAGGTGACGAAGCTTCTGATGCACTAGCAAAACGATAGTGCGAAACTTGAATATTACCAGAACCGCTCCCGATATCTGCTCCACGAATTGGTCTTCCCATTTTGTTTCTCCTTGTTGCCGTTCTATGGTCTACGAGGATGGTAATCCCCATAAGTCCAGCTCTAAGACTGGCTCAGTACTATTTATTATCTAGGTCCTGATTATTTTGGAGGGTTTTATAGCTTTAGCTAAACTAGGAGCTGGGCTTCTTAATTTCCGTTGTAAAGTTTGTTAGTTAGTTTCTCTACTTGCTGTTCCAGCCTTTCAATTTTCAAGTCTTGCTTGACGTCCGAAGGTAAGCTGCCTGAGCCCCACTTACCAGCTGGCCAAAGTTCAACAAAAGAAGTATTCTTATCAACATCCTTACTCATCATTTGTATTTGAAAATCATTATGCTGTACTGAACTCTGTAAACTAGAAGCCCACCAAACAATACCCGCAGCTTGTAGTAAAAGGGCAACCCCTACAGTTGTGAGGAATTTACTATCCATGATTATAGGCCCTTAAGATGCATTCCACCACCACGACCACCATATCTCTTGTAGTCACCTGGGGTTGGTGGAGTTTTGGGTTGATGACGTTTAGGAGCATCATCAATTTCGCCACCCGGTAAGTGTTCATGGTCGCTGTACGGGCCGCTTGTCTTATAATTTCTTTTTCCGGTCATATGTTGAAAATGTTTGTCTATTCGGTCTGATCGTTCGTCGTCCGAAGCCCACTCAATTTCTCGAGGATCGTCAGAATGTTTTTCTTTAAGGTTTTTTTCTAGTCTAATGTTTTTTTTTGATCTTCCTTAAAGCCCTGATA